CCGTACACTTATCTGTGCACACCAGTGGACTGCCCACTGGGTTTTCTTTAGTGCAACATCGCTCAACTTACGAGAGCGGCACAGGGACCTGATAATACATAATCGGTGCTCCCACGAAGAAGTACAGAGAAAAATCCTCCGCACCTGCTACATGGTAATCAAAGACTGTGTAGTCGGTATCCTCAGCACTAAGCATCATTTGCAACTGGAACGGCGTCGAAGACGCGTCCTCGTTGGGATTGCTTGCTGGTGATGTGTGATCGGCTCGACGGGCCGGCAAAAACCGTTGTCGAGTTTGAAATGGCATCTCAAACTCTAAAACAGGGTTCACCGACAAATTCGTCGCTTGGGACCCGGCTGCCGTAGCCGCACTAGAGTTGTTCAATAGAAATTGTGACAACTTAGTGTTTGGCGCCAACGCTAGATTAACTATGCTACTACTAACACCTATCCCCTCAGCAGGGAGTCGGGTGACAGTGAGTGCAGTATTGTTCTTCTTATCGTTGGTTGTGGTGACATTAACTTTGTATCTCAGACCACCTCTCCAGCCCACATAAGCTGGTGTAAGGTAGTTAATGAGAGACATTACCCCATAGTTATAGTCTCCACGAATGGTTGTGACTAGCGCACCAGGAGCATATCCTCGCATTTTTGGAAATGCGAATCGGACAATTGAATATAAATTCACTCCGGTTGCTGTCTGTTTCAAGACATCGTAATAAGCACGATTGTATCTCTTCAATAGGGAACGAAAAGACACAATAGTCTCACCATAAAAGACGTGATCGTATGCAGTAGCATTATCACCTCTTTGAAGTATGGTATGATCTATCTCTTGATCAAGTGGTTTGCTGGGTTCGTCCGTAGCATCTGCATCGGGAATTTCATCACCAGCCTGTGCTGTCACCGGATCCGGCGTACGAAAATATGAGTAATCATTAAGTTTGTTCGACGGATTGGCAACGCACAAATCCTCTCCTGCTGCCACGAAAACATTGACTTCAATATCATTGTTAATCGTGGAATTGGGCACTGTAAGTTCATTCACTACATAAACTCGCAGCACTCCATTGGCACGGTCCTGCGGAAATGCAGAACCGCCCCCAGAAGAATAGGGAGGGTTATCAACAGCTTTACCATCACCAGGACCCAAGCAACGGG